GTGGCTGCCTGGATCAACAAAAGTGTTCTAGGGGCAAGCAAAAGTGTTCTAGGGGCACCGTAGGCGATGTTTACCCAAACGCCAGGTCTAGGATACCCAAACTCTGGGATCTTCGCGCGCGGGGGGCGCTGGGCGGCTGGAATCGTGCGGCGCTGCCTCGAGGTGTGTAAATTTTACGCGAAAATATATATTGCAATTTTCCAGAAAGGTGCTAAGCTTGTTAAGTATTCAAGCAGTTCCGCTTGTCTACGACGTAAGGACGGTTTCAGATATGAGCGAGCAAGACGCAATCAAGTCGGCGGTCACGAACGGCGATATCCGCGAGGAAGCTGCTGAGGTAACGGTTTCGGCCAAGGCATCACCGGACGGGAAAGAGCATAAGCGAGGCTATACCGCGCTTCGTCCCCAGACGTTCAACGGAATGTTGGTTCTGGCTGGGGGCAAGGTGGAACCGGCAACACCTAAACCGGAGGGCAAGGACGACCGGACGGCGGAGCAGAAGCAGGCCGGGGCATGCGATTATTTCGATTATGCCTACGACCTCGAGGTCAGGGCAAAGATTCGTGCCCAGATCATCGCCTCGCTTGACGGCCCCGATAAGGCGATCGCCAAGGCAGTCGCCTCCCTGACCACGCTGGTTGAGGCGGGTTACATGACCCAGGCCGACTTCGACGCGCAAATCGCTAAGATTCGGGCGAACGCCGAAGCGACACGAGCGTAGGACGCACCGGGCAGGGTGACAATTTTGTTGCCCTGCCCACCTTAAACCGACATTTTTGGAGTGTATCGAAATGGCACACCGAACGAAAAAGGCCGAGCTTTCAGCGCGCCTCGCAGACGGCGTAATCATCCGGCAGGAATACGATGCATGTGACTGCCAAACCTACGCGGAATACATCGAAAATCATGGGGAAGATTTGACAATGGCGTGTCTTTCCTATGGCATGGATCTGGAGATTCGCTCCAAACTGCGAGCAAAAATGGTTGCTGGCTACGCCATTTCCACACCTGTATCCCACAGCATGCGCGGTAAGCATTCCAAGCGATAGGGCGTAAGTCTATATATCCCAGGGTGTTACAGCATCCTGGGATATATTTTTATCAAAGAACTTTATGATGTAAAGAACTTTGCTTTTGTTTTTTTTTCTATCCCATAACCTGCCAGCATCCCACCTCGCCCCACCTCCCATACCCCCACGGCCCTGGTTAGATGGGTCCCATAGCCCCCAGCCCAGGGAAATGTTTATCAACCACATTATATGACCCGTTGACATCCCTTTCCCCTTATGCTATACTTCCACATGCTTAACCCACATCCCGATACATTAGCCAAACTATGGAAGCGCCTCGAGGAAAATAGTCAACGTATTGGTAAATGTTTAGTCTGGAAGGGAAAGAAGAACAACTGGGGATATGGTCTAATTAAGTTCTGTGGAAAGTATCGATCGGTTCATCGTCTTGTCTTTACGCTTAAAGTGGGTCCCCCTAAAGACAACGTGCTACATACGTGCGATACTCCTGAGTGCTGGGAAATAGACCACCTGTTCGACGGCACCACGCAGGAGAATGTACATGATGCTATCCGTAAGGGTCGACACAAAACATTCGGCAGATAAGTAGTACCTAAGAACTGTTCATAGTGTGAACACTTAATTTCCTAATGTTTTACCCCCTTGACTTTTGGGATCAGCAGGCGTATACTAGAAAGCGACCTAGGCTCCATCCCATTTAATCGAGACAAGCTATGTTCATATCTAAGCGGGAAGCTGCTGAGCGTCTGCATGACGAGAGCAACGTCTTCCGACTCCCTGATGAACCTATCACAGGTGAGACGCCAAAGGAATTGCCTGAGGATCAAGATACCTTGCCAGGATTAGGTGAAGAAGCTGACCCTGAAAGTGAAGAGGGTCCCATATCTACTCCCGCGCATCCCAGACCTGCTGCTATGCCCGACCAAAAAGAAGCAGACACCTCAGACTTCTCAGCCCTCGACCATTTGCTCGGGCCAAGTGCTAGACTCATTGGCAAGCCCAAGCCCTCCTACCGCGGTCGAATGGATGACCAAGTAGCCATTGCTGAGACCTCATACATCTTGGGTCCCAAGTCAACAGGCCAGGTCTTCGGACTCGGACCAGAGCAGGTTAGTGCATACGCTCGCGGCTCCGACACGGGCGGCAACTCCTCAAGCAATCCTTACAATCGAGACAACCCGCGTCCAGAGAGGCTCGCCCGCGTCAATGCTGTAAAGGAACGACTCGCGCTCAAAGCTGGCCTCAAAGTCAAGAAGTGTCTAGACCTACTGGACGATGATAAGCTAGGCGCAATGAAGAAGGCTACGACCATCTCCCGTGTGGCAAAAGACATGGCTATCATCATGGAGAAGGTCTCAGATAAGGGTAAGGGAGATGCAGGCGGAATTCATTTCCATGTGCATCGGCCTGAGATTCGCTCTGAGAAGACCTATGATGTGATTGAAATTGGTGCTGTTGAGCTTTCTTCTTCGTCCTAGCAACGCGGCGTAGCGCGCTTCTTACCCGTCTGATTAGGGTTTAGCAAGTAGAGAGCAGGAGATAGACATGTTCCCAGGCACAGTTAGTAAGATGTCAGTCAGTAAGTTAGCAACTGCACGGGACATCCATCCTAAGACTGACATTGTCATTCTAACCGGGCAAGAGACGCTCGTCAATATCTTTCCTCCATTCAGTGGATTTAGTGGAGCCATCATCTTCATTCCAGTTGACTATGACCTTTATATCAGTGGCTCAGGGAATATCCATACCGGAATAAATATTGTCCTTCCAATGGCTCGGGCATCTCTTGCTGTCTTTATTCCTAACTTCAAGGATGGCTCAGACCCTGACGCTGAAGTCTCTGACCAGTGGCTCTTTGCTCCATTAGGGACTATGCCTGCTGTTGTCGAAGATGTCGTCGAAGATGTGGCTAGAAAGAGTCCTGCAAAGAAGTAGCGAATCTCCTAACGATATCTCATAACTCGAGGAACAAATGGAATCTACAAGCTCAAACCTAGCATCTCACACCCGCGCAAATAGATTGACCGGAGCCATCAGAAAGCTCAAGGGCAATAAGGGATATGGCTTCATTGCTGGCGACGATGGGACTGATTACTTCTTCCATTGGTCAGCGATGCGGCGAGACTCGAAAGGCTATAGAGAACTCCAGATTCAGGATCGCGTTGAGTTCTCGCCTCTCGTTATAAAAGACAAAGGACCGAGGGCGGTTGAAATCCTCGTCTCTGATCCTTCTGAGTTGGACTTGCGTATCACTGAGCCAGAGACTTTAGATCAAATCGCGCGCGCCTGAGAAATCGACAAGATAGAAAACAGGGAAACCATGCAACTACTATCATTTGGCTCGGCCTTTACTCTTAACCAGAACGAAGGATATGGACTTCCGGTTAAGCCTGCATTCCTCACAGCCAGTGCAGCAGTTGAGGTCAGTCTCGACGGAGTTACATGGCTTCCCCTCGCAGGCGCAGACACAGGCGTAATAGTCGGGACGCGCGCCATTCGTTCTACTCTGGCTGGAACTATCGTCATGTTGAAGGAGGCTGTATTTTCAACGCTTCCTCCAACAGGCGGTGGCGGAGGAGGCGGAGGAACTCTACCAACTGATGCTATTGAACTAACAGACCACCTCTCACTAGGAGTTAATCCTGCTTTAACAGGCGCCCTTCGACTAGCAAATAATGTAGCTATTAGAGCTAGGAATGGTGCCAATACTGGTGATGTTGACATAATACAGGTAGGAGTTGATGACTCATTAAACATTGGTTATGGGATACATCCTCCTGGTTATATCAATACAGCTGGGCGCTTCTTTTTTAATGGCGAGATTATTTCAAGAGATACCATTACTTTTGCAGAGATGACAGCTCCTGCTGCACCAGGAGTTAATCAGGCTAGGCTATTCTTACAAGACAATGGGTCTGGTAAGTCTCAGCTTATGATTCTGTTTAATACTGGTGCAATTGTCCCATTAGCTACTGAGGGTTCATCTGGCGGTGGAGGGACTCTACCTACTGATGCTCTAGGTAAGGTTCTAATCTCTCAGGGTGCTGGAGTCCCTGCTATCAGTAATAACGTAAAACTGACTGGTGCAGGCACTGGAGTTAAACTCACTCCTGGTACTAGAGATTATAACATCGTTCCTAATGATGCTGCTGGTCAGATTGAGTATAGTCTATCTGATAGGATAAGCCTACTTGCATTCCAGATTACTGATACTGGAGTAGCTGTTAGAGCAGGTCAGGTAGGTGGAGCCGTTCTACCGTCAGCACTATTACTTAAGTCTACCCAAGCTCCGTTAACTATTACAACAGCTGAGGCTGGTGGATCTCAACCAGTTTATATTGGTAAGAGAGATACAGATGGTAGTCCAGCTGTAGGATGTAACGTAGAGATTTGGCCAGCTACAGGACAAGCCGCTCCGCCATTAGCAGTAATGGCTCCAGGTGGAGCTTCTAGAGTATTCTCAGTTGCTCTAAATGGTGCTGTAGACTCGCCAAGCATAACGGCTCAATTTGGACTTGTAGCCTCAGAAGGTGCTTGCGCCGCGAATGAGTTCTGGTTTAATACTACTTATCTAGTATCGCAGAATCCTAATGGCGCACAGGCTAATCAGTTTGTCGTATTCAGAGATTTAGTCTCTGATACTCCTGGAGCTACAGCAGTTGGTGGTGGGACTAAAAAGGGACTAGCTATCTCTGATGGGACTAAGTGGCTAGTCATTGCCAGCTTCGTTGCTCCAGTAGCTCGCTCCATTCAATACGTAATAGATGGTAACGGCTCAGTTCTCACTACAGGACTTAAGGGATATCTAGAAGTTCCTTATGCTTGCACAATTCTCTCAGCTACTCTCCTTGCAGATGTCTCCGGCTCGGTCGTAGTAGATATTTGGAAAGATACTTACGCCAATTATCCTCCCGTAGTCGCAGATACAATTACTGCCTCAGCCAAGCCAACAATCTCAGCCGCGCTCAAAGCACAAGACTCTACTCTGACAGGCTGGAATAAGACTGTAGCTGCTGGAGATATTCTTGCTTTCAATATTGACTCAGTAACCTCAATCAAGAGACTGAGCATCAGTCTGAAAGTACAGCCAGCATAATGCCCTGGTTATTCAAGACATCAGTAGACGCGAGCGGCTCTGCTCCTAATGTATCTTCTGCTGGAATTGATACTACAGGATGCGACCTCTTTGTAGCTCACGTTCACTATAAATTCGATGGGGCTGTGTTCTCTGATAGTAAAGGAAATATCTGGACGGGCCTTGGGGGATTTACTGTAGGTGATAGCGTCTCTTGGCAGAAGATGTTCTATTGCTTCCCGACTAGTGTAGGTCCAGCGCATGGCTTTATGTCATTAGGTAATGATCTAATTGACTTCAAAGTCCTTTGCTTCTCTGGAGCTAAAGCAGCCGGATTCGATGCTTCCGCTGGAGGGAATACTGCCGGAGGAAGCTACCCGAATAATAACGTAGCTACTGGAGATCTAGTAGAGGCATTCGATAATGAGCTTGTAATCATTGGCTCTGGCTCCTCTGAAGTTCCAGTCGCACCGGGAGTATCAGCTCCATTTATTCTTGTGCCTTCCGTTAATTCTCCTAAAGTTACAATGGGCTACTTATTCGAGACGGCTAAGACTACTAGGAACCCAATTGCTAATGCCACGAATTATTGTGGAGCTATCGGTGCGACGTTCCAGCAAGCTTCAGGAGTCGCGGCAGCAGCAGAGTTTACGCAAGCCATCTTCATCAACTAGCTAAGGTAGAGTAATGGGACAAGAACAATTCAGCCGCGGCAATGTCCAAGCATCAGCTTTAGAGGCTGGTCGATGGAAGAACATTCCATTCAATCTTGCTAACTTCAACTCGGGAACTTTAACATGGAAGTTAACTAAAGACGATATCCAGGTGAATAGATACATGAGGGTAGGTAATACTATCTTCTGGAATCTCATCATCTCTAATCTGTCAGAGCTAGTTGGTGCAACTCCAGTTAACTTTCTGAGTCTTATTGCTCCGGTTAAGATTTTCAGTCCGAACTACTCCAGTCTTTCAATGGGAACAATATCGAATCCTGGACAGAAAGTTTGTGCTGTTGCAATGCTTGCTGAGAATGTAGTAGCTATAACCCAAACTCACGCAAGAGTTTCAATTGCCCCATCTGCACAAATTGTAGCAGGATTTACCATAGTTAGCTTTGTGGCTACCTATGAGTGTGGTGTAATAAATCTCTAACAGCGTAAACAGGAGACAGAATGAAAAGACTATCTATCATCTTAGGGTTGTTTCTAGCTACGACAGTAGCAGCATGTGGAGATACTGTCTATCAAGTAACTCCTCCAGCTCCGACCGCGCCCAGTAGAACATCTATTGAGTTTCGAGTCAGTGGCAATGCTAGTAGCGCACGTATACGATATGCCAACCCGGTAGATGGTTTGACGCAGGTTGTAACGTCGCTGCCGTATGTCATTGAACTCGCTACGACGCAAGACAACTTTTTCCTATCGCTCGACGTGACTCCGTTATCGTACCCGTTTTTTGTGCCGAATCCATTCATGAGCGCGCAGATCATTGTAAACGGATTTCTTTTCCGGGAGGCAACATCTAATGATACGCTCATGAATACGCTTAGCGTCTCTGGCACTTATCGAGCTTTCTAGGAATCTGGTCGCCAAAGCCCTGAGACTTTATCGGTAGTAGCCTCCCGGTGAGTCTGAAGAGCATGTCGACCGATATCACGGCGGACTAACTTGGCTAGTCTGAAGGGAGGGGGACGCCACGCCCTCTCCCACCGTGATTGAGATAAATAAAGGAGAATCGAATGGCAAAGCTCACATTAACATCCATGATGCCTAAGGGAAGTGGAGTCCCGAAAGGTAACATCGGAACCATTGACACAGACCAACCGACGCGCGGAAAAGCCTCTAAGCCACATCGCAGTCAGGCTAAGGGAGCATCGCGCGTGCCGGAGTCTCTGCCGAATTTCGGTAAGAAAAAATAGGAGCTAATATCTTGCATCTAATATCTTTCTTCGATCGGGAACATAATCTCGTAACTGCTAATCTCAAGACATTTGTTGCTATCACTGACCCACCGACCGATAGCAATGAGCATTGCACTGTAATCTTCAATACGACTACCTTCTACCTCACTCATGGCGAAGCGAAGGATTTCATTGCAAAGCTCGAAGCCTACAGAGATGGTATGGCTGGCGTGATCGAATGAAATGCCTGTAGCAGAGATAGGAAGATACGATAGAGTCTGGAAGCCTCACGCCAAGCAGGTCGAATTCATAGAGATCCCTTGGACTTTCTTTGAGGCTTTGTACGGAGGAGCGGTAGGTGGCGGAAAGTCAGAGCTACTCTACATGCTCCCTATTATCTATGGCTTTCACGAGCAGCCAGGTTTTCACGGTGTTCTATTCCGCGAGACCTTTCCTCAACTAGAATCTTCACTCATTCTACGATCTCTTCCAATCTATAAAGCTCTAGGCGCAAGCTATGATGCGTCTAAACATATCGCCACGTTTCCATCTGGCGCGAAGATTAAGTTCTCATACGTAGGCAACATCCGGGACGCATACGAGCATGACACGATTGAGTATCAATACATGGGCTTTGACGAGCTTACTCACTTCGAGCGAGACGTCTACATGTATCTTACCTCTCGTGTTCGTTCTCTTGTTAGTGGCGTTCCTCCTATTATCCGGAGTGCAACTAATCCTGGGAACATCGGTCATCTTTGGGTAAGGAAACATTTCATTGAGCCAGCGCCAGCCGGAGGTAAGAGAATCTATGATAGGGAGTCTGAGTCGAGCCGTATTTTCATACGTGCGTTGCTTACTGACAATCCCTATCTCATGGAGAAAGACCCGGGGTATATCAAGCGTCTTAAGCTCCTATCTACAGCAGACTATAGGGCTAAAGTTCTTGGAGACTGGTGGGTCTTTGCTGGTCAGGTCTTCACCGAGTGGCGAGATCCACATTACGGTGCAAAGTTTCCAGACGAGCCAGCCAACGCTTGTCACGTTATCTCAAATATCAGTCCCCCCGCGTATCTGCCTCGAATCGTGGCTTGCGACTGGGGATATCATCCTGGACGAACCTGGGTTGGTTGGGGCGTTGTTACACCGGACAAACGAGCCATACTTTATCGAGAGCGAGTGTGGGAACGCACGAACATTAGTGTCTGGGGAGCAGATGTTGCTCGTATATCTCAGCCGGAACGAGATAGTATCGTCTCATGTAAACTAGACCCATCAGCCTGGGGACATCGTGGAGAGGAAAAGACACTTGCAGAGCAGATCATCGAAGCAACAGGACTACCATTCGAGAAGGCAGATAATGACCGCCTCGGTGGAAAAGCCCTCATGCATGAATTCCTTCGATGGTCTCCTCGGCCGGTCTCCTTTATCCCAGCATCAGGCTACGATGAGGACCAGGCTTTTAAGATCCTCCGCAATCACGGACCGGATGCGTATAAAGAGTACACGAACCTCTTTAGGGAGGAAGAAGTCGAAACGAACCTCCCAAGACTTCAGGTCTGCGAGTCGTGCGAAGAATTCCGTAAGATCATTCCGGCGTGCGTCTATGCAGAGAAGGAAGGCAAGCGCGCAGAGGATGTGGCTGAGTTCGTGGGTGACGATGCTTACGACGGCGGACGCTATTTCATCAAGGCCATAGATGACTATATCAACAATCTTTCACTCTCTGAAGCCACGAAACATTCTGAGCTGGCTAAAATCGTTCAGGACTTCGAGCAGACCAGTGACTGGAACACCTACAATCGAAGAATGGCAGCCTACGACAAGGAGTTTCGACAGAGAACAGACTCCGTGGCAAAACGAAATGGCCGCTTCTCCGCGTCGAGACTATCAGCACGACATGCTACTCGACAGGGAGGTCGATTTCGTTTTAGGCCTTCGTAAGTCTCAACTCCGTGCGTATGCTCTAGGCAAGCTTCAAGAGCTCCGAGCATTGCATGTAGAGATGGAGACTAAACTGAAAGCCTTTGAGTATGAACTCATTACTTCTCGAGCACGCTATGATGAGGCTGTAGAGAAGATGGAGCAAACATATGCGAAGAACGACGCGCGTATCGACTCTCTTCTCGGACTTAATCGGACAGTTCACAAGCCAAGTTCGACAGAGCCAGATGAGCCAAGGCGTCTTAGAAATTCCCCTCGGTCATGGCCCAGTGTCAAAGCGAAGTTCGAAGCGGACCAGAAAGAAGCGTATTGGAAGAAAGTCGGAGCGGAGCTTGAGGCTGAAGTAGAGTCAAGAGTGGATATACGCAACGAGAAACAGGCTAAATAATGAGCACCGTAGAAGATCCTGAATCGGGCCAGCTTCTCGCGCACGATATGGCTGACATGCAGACTGGGACAGTTGAGCAGAATCCTCATGCTCCTGTCCTTGCACCTGCTCCTCCGCCTATGCAGCCTGGTCAGCCTCTCACTCCCGAGACGTCTGACATGGACGTCATCAATGATGTTGCGCCGAAGGTTGACCTCCC